GTGGCGATGGTACTAACGCACCAAATTACAACTCAGGCGGCGGTGGCGGTGCTGCGGCGCAAGGTAGCAATGGTGGAACAAACGGTGGCGATGGTGGCGTAGGTTCATCAACTTATTCAACGTGGTGTTCCGTCATTACAGGCGCTGGTTTGTCTGTTGGGCAAAACGTATCTGGAACGTACTACCTTGCCGGAGGCGGTGGTGGCGGGGCTTTTGTTAACAACGGCGGCGCTGGCGGTAATGGTGGCGGTGGTGCGGGTGGTGGTAGCGGCGGCGGTGCAGGAACCGCAGGAACGGCTAGAACAGGTGGTGGTGGTGGCGGTGGTGGTAAAAGCGGTGGAAATGGTGGTGCTGGCGGCTCTGGTGTTGTAATGATTAGATACCCAGACAGTTTTCCAGCGGCAACATCAACCACAGGATCGCCAACCGTTACGACATCGGGTGGTTATCGTTATTACGCATGGAGTGGTAACGGCTCCATTACATTCTGAGGTAGTACATGGCTCATTTTGCAAAACTGGATGAAAGCAACAATGTGCTTGAGGTGCATGTTGTTCACAACAACGAGCTGCTTGACTCGAACGGTGTCGAGCAGGAACAAAAAGGCATCGACTTTTTGGTCGCGTGGTCTGGTGGCTATCCGTATTGGAAGCAAACAAGTTATAACGGGCGTATTCGCAAGAACTACGCATGTATTGGTTACACCTACGATCCAGTGCGAGATGCGTTTATTCCTGAAAAACCGAGTAATGATGCAACGCTTGACGAAGCAACTTGCCAGTGGATTGTTCCTAACCAGATTGCGGATTCGCTTGGAGCATAAAACATGGATGCTAATGCTAGCGCTAAAGACGTGGAGGCTAAATTGACAACGCATGAGGCGGTCTGCGCTGAGCGTTACGCAGGCATCAATGCAAGACTTAAACGCTTGGAGCAAATTCTTATTGCATCAGCCGGTGCAATCATTCTTTTGCTTGTCAACACTAACTTAAAACTTTTCCACTGACATGTTTGATCTTTTATCCGGTGGCTTACTTGGTTCGATCTTTGGCGGACTATTCCGACTCGCGCCAGAGATTCTCAAGTTCATGGATAAGAAGAACGAGCGCAACCACGAATTAAACATGTTCCAACTCCAAACGGATTTGGAAAAGATGCGTGGTCAATTCAAGATGGAAGAGAAGTACGTTGATCATTCCATCGCGCAATTGGACGCCATCAAAGCAGCGTTCAACGAGCAAGCTGAAACCGCCAAATCGGCCGGTTGGTTTGTGGCGGCCATCAGCGCATTAGTTAGACCTGGCATCACTTGGGCGTTGTTTTTCATGTATGCCGCAGTCAAAGTTGCGGCGCTTTGCATTGCCTTTCAAACGAACGCCAGTTGGTCTGAAGTGCTGACGCAAACATGGGACGCTGACGATTTTGGTTTGTTCAGCATGTGCATTTCATTCTGGTTCGTTGGTCGATCGATTGAGAAGTACGGCAAATGAACGAAGGCATCCAAATCGCCAAAACGTTGTTAGTCATCCCGTTTGAGGGATGCGCAAAGCGTTTACCCGATGGCCATGTGGCGGCTTACCCTGATCCTGGTAGCGGTGGCGATCCTTGGACCATAGGTTTTGGCACAACAGGTCCAGACGTTACACCAACAACCGTTTGGACGATGGCGGAATGCGAAAGCCGTTTGGACGCTCATCTTCGACACTTTGCCATGGCACTCATTAAAGCATCACCCACCATACTTTCCGCAGCGCCGCGCCGATTCGCCGCTGTCCTGTCATGGGTCTACAATTGTGGCCTGGGGAATTATCGGATTTCAACCTTTAAGCGACGCGTGGACGCCGGCGATTGGGCTGGCGCGCGAGAGGAGTGCGTAAAGTGGAACAAGGCACGCGGACGCGTCATGCGTGGCCTTGCAAGAAGACGCGAAGCCGAAGCCATGATGATGAGATAACGCCATGCTTGCACCGTTAAAAATTCCGCCAGGCGTATACAGGAACGGCACGAATTACCAGGCCGCGGGAAGGTATTGGGATTCCAATCTTGTGCGCTGGTACGAAGGAACGATGCGCCCGATTGGCGGGTGGCGCAAAGCAGCAACATCAACCGTTACGGGTTCAGCGCGTGGCGTATTCAGTTGGCGCGACAACGATTACGATAAATGGCTTGCAATTGGCACGCACACCAACTTGTACATTTGGAATGGCGGCAGTTTTTATGACATCACGCCATCGGGTTACACCACGGGAAGACCATCATCGTTTTCAGGTTATGGCTACGGCGCCGGAAGTTATGGCGCGTCAACGTGGGGAACCAAACGATCTGTTGGCGCTGAACTAGATGCAACAACCTGGTCGTTTGACAATTGGGGCGAAAACTTAGTTGGGTGCGCCAATTCTGATGGCAAGTTATACGAATGGGCGCTTAACACGGGCTCGGATGCAGCCGCCATCACGAATGCGCCGACAGAGAACACGGCACTCATTGTTACGCCAGAGCGTTACTTGTTTGCGCTTGGCGCTGGTGGCAACCCGCGTTTAGTGCAATGGTCTGACCAGGAAGACAACACAACCTGGACGCCATCAGGATCAAATACCGCGGGATCGTTAGAGCTTCAAACCAACGGTCGCATTTTGGCGGCTAAACGCGTGCGCGGTCAGGTGTTGATCTTGACCGAAACGGACGCTCATGTGATGAATTATCTTGGTCCGCCATTGGTGTACGGTCAAGAAAAGGTTGGTTCGTTTTGCGGTTTGATTGGTCCGCAAGCCGTTGCCGTGATTGAAGGCGGCGCCGTTTGGATGTCAGATAAATCGTTTTTCTTATTCAATGGCCAACTTCAACCATTGCCATGCAGCGTTGGCGATTATGTCTTTACCGACATCAACCTTGATCAAGTGGCGAAGATTTATTCGGGACACAATTCGGCTTTTGGTGAAGTGTGGTGGTTTTACCCGTCAGCAGATAGCAATGAGTGCAATCGTTATCTGATTTGGAATTACCGCGAAAACCATTGGGCGATTGGCGAATTGGCGAGAACATGCTGGACGGATGCCGGTGTGTTCACCAACCCGCTATCCGTTGGAACCGATGGGTTCCTGTATGAACACGAAAACGGATGGACTAACAACGGCACGCCGATCACGTCCACGCGTTACGCCGAATCAGGTCCAGTTGAAATTGGAGCCGGTGATCGTTTCATGTCTGTCCGCCAAGTGCTGCCGGATGAAAAATCACAGGGCCAGGTGAAGTTAACGTTTTACACGCAGTCAACACCAGAGTCTTCCTCCACAACGTATGGCCCTTACTCGATGCAACCTTACACGAATGTAAGGTTCACGGGTCGCCAGGTAGCGATGCGCGTTGTCGGCAATGCTGATGCTGATTGGCGTGTTGGAACGATTCGTTTGGATGCTGTAGCGGGAAGCGGACGATGAGACTACCCAATCCGCCACAAGATTACTCGTCATCCATTGAGCGCGAACGCAATCGAGCCATTGAAAGCGCTGATGCGTTGAATCTGAAGAAGTTGCAGGATGTCGAGTTTGTTGAAGGTGCGCGCTTGATTTTGCGCTCGCCCAATGGAACGCGGTATAGCATTACGGTCAGCAATCTTGGCGTGATCACGGCAACGTCAATTTAGAGGCAAAACATGGCAACGAAAGCAGACATTCAAACGCTCTATCAGCAAACGTTAAACCGCGCGCCGCGTGACGATGAAGTCAATTGGTGGCTCATGTCCGCCAATAACGAAAAGTGGACACCGGCGCAATTACGCGGAGCGTTTCTGCGCGATGCCATTCCAGAGCTTTACACGTCAACGCTTGGACGTTCACCGAATCCTGATGAAGTGGCGTATTGGCAATGGGCACAGGGTGAGTTGGCATCACCTACTGCATTGCGTACCGAGTTTATGCGTTCAGCGCAACCCGAAATAGCGATCAACGCTGCAAGGCAAGCCGGTGCCAATAGGCAAATGCAAGGCATCACGGCAACAGGTTTAGCGGGTCGCACTTATACGCCATTCACTGGCGATTACACGCGTTATGGCTTTGGCCCTGAATCGTTGCTATTTACCAACACTGGCAAAGAAACGCCAATCCAGATTGTTTCTGGCGAAAAGTGGCGGACCTATTCAGGTGAACCGCCTGCCGGAGGTGGAAATATTGACACGATCACTGGCGAAGACACAACAGCCGGTGATGATGCGGACACGGATGACACCGTTGATGACAATGTTACCGGTGGTGGCGCTGGAGGTGGTGCGCCTGTTGGTGGCGGTGGTGGCTTGCTTGACGATACAGTGGTTGATGACAAAAAAGGATCGGCAACGATCAAACCTGGCGGCAGTCAGCAAGAAAATATTGTCATTGAAGGCCAGGATACGGTTGATACAGATTACACAAACAACCAAAACACAGAAGGTCTTGATGCTTTGGTCGATTTGATTGGATCTGGTAATGATTCAATTGGCGATTATCCAGAAGATGATCGAGCTGCATACAACCAACAAGTCACGAGTTGGTATCAAGGTTTGCTAGGACGCGCGCCAACGCAAGCCGACTTAAATTATTGGGGTGGCGAATTAGCCAAAGGCATTGACGCTGGCGCGATTCAGGAAAGCATTGGCACATCACCCGAAGCCTTATTGAATCGTGAATATCGCATGTCATTGGGTCGCACGCCAACGCAAGCCGATTACAACTATTGGCTTGGTGATGTGTATGGCCAAGGCACATCAATCGGTGACATCCGCCAAGCGATCAGATCATCACCTGAAGCGCAACTGTTTTCTGGTTACAACACGGCAGCGCAAAACGTTCAACTTCAACCGTATGACTTTTACTTGAATCAGTTGACGGGTGGCGCGCCAGTGCAAGGTTTATTGTCAACGATCAATCAACCGCAATTTGTCAACAATGGACTGCTGGCGACATCATGAATGCCTTTGATGCCGCCAATTGGAGACGGTGCATACCGATCATTGAATCCGCATTGCAATACAGCGGCGGCACGCATAATATCGACGATATTGAACGAGCGATCACCGCCAAAACGATGCAGTTTTGGCCAGGTGCGCAGTCAGCAGTCATCACAGAGATTCAGGTTTACCCTCGCCTCAAAGCGCTTCACTATTTTCTTGCTGGCGGGAACCTCGAAGAACTCGCGCGTATGCGTCCAATCATTGAGCATTGGGCCGAATCAATCGGATGTCAACGAGTCACGTTAGCCGGAAGACGAGGTTGGATTCGTTCGTTTTTGGCGGATGAAGGTTATCAAGAGAAATGGACGGTTATGTCCAAGGAGTTGAAGAAATGAGTAAAGGCGGCGGCGGATCAACATCAACTTACCAGCCTGATCCTGAATTCAAACAAGCAGCGCTTCAAAACTATGCGTTTGCTCAACAAGTTGCACAGCAACCTTATCAGGCTTATGGCGGACCAAGGATTGCAGGATTTACGCAACCGCAGCAAGAAGCTATGGCAGCGATCCGCCAGTCACCATTAAGTCTTGGCGAATCCATGCAGCAATTTTATAACCCGTATAACGAGCAAGTGATCAAGAATACGCTGCAAAACATCGAGAATCAACGATTGATGCAACAGCAACAAACCCGCGCGCAAGCCGCCAAAGCTGGCGCATACGGCGGAACGCGCCAAGCAGTGCAAGAAGCGTTGCAACAACAAGCGGCACTGCAAACAGGCGCTCAAGCCGCGGCACAATTAGCGCAGCAAGGATTTGGCCAGGCAGCTGCGCTCGGTGCGCAAGACATTGGTTTACGCCAACAAGCCGCAGCAGGACTGCAAGGTGTTGGCGCTCAACAGCAAGCCATGAATCAAGCCAATTTGGATTTGGCGTATCAAGACTTTTTGCGCCAACAGCAATATCCACTTCAGCAATTGCAAATCCTTCAACAAGGTCTTACGCAAATGCCATCGGGTGGCACGCAACAGACAACGCAAAACCTTTCCGGCGCACAACAGTTTGGGCAAGGATTGAGCAACGTTGCGGCGCTTGCTTATCTGTTTTCCGATAAGCGCATGAAGGAAAACATTTCAAAGATGAAGTCACCACTTGCTGCGCTTGGCGGCATGAACGGTTACGAATACGAATACAAAGGAAGCGACAGGCCAACGGGCGGCGTGATGGCGCAAGAAGTTGAACGTGTGATGCCAAACGCCGTGGCTTATGGCGGCAATGGTATGAAGATGGTTAATTATCCTGAAGTCACTGGTTTGCTGGTTGAAGCGGTCAAAGAGCTTGATCGCCGCACAAGGGGTTAAATATGGCGCTTTTAGACTTTCTTTTTGGCGGTCCATCGTATAGCACGCTGCCGAATTCGCCAGAATCACCTATGCAAGGTGCATCGCCAAATGTCCTGCAACGTTTTGGCGCTGGACTTGATCGCATTTCAACGATACCAGGATTGCCCACGCCAGCAATGGATGAAGAAGAGCGTATGCGCCAACGCTGGATGACGCTTGCAAACATTGGATCTTCGTTAGCGCGTGGCGGCACTGCCGCTGAAGGGTTGCAACAGGCAAGACAGCAAGCGTTGCAACAACAGATTCTTGGTGCGCAGTTTCAACAAATGCAGCAACAACAATTGCGCGAACAAGCGTTACGCCAAGCGCTAACAGGAAAGCCAACAGAGGCGCAACAATTTGCCGCTGGACAGAAGGCGTTAGAGGTTGGTGGTCAAGGCCCAACGATGGGTGCGGCAAGGATGCAAGAACAAGCCGTTGCAGCTGCAACGCCATTTGCAACGCTTACGCCAGAGCAAAAACTTATTGCCTCGCAAATGCCTTATGCAGAAGCCGTTAAATATATTGGTGAAAATGTTAAACAAGAAGAGTTTGGAACAAGCGCAAACACAGGAATGATTGCGGAAGGCCCGTTAATTACGTCATTGGAAAGCGTGGTGGTGTACGCGTGCTAGATGTATCGCCAAGGCCTGACGAAGAGCAAATCAGGACTGGTAATCGAATTCTCATTCGTGATAAGAACAGCGGAAAAACGATTGACTCTTATAACGTTGAAATGTCGCCTTATGAAGCAGCGCAAAACCTTCGTGCAATGAGCGCTCAAGATTTGGCGGAGAGAAAGTTTGGCGAAGAAAAGTGGATGAACCGCCAACAAGTAGGGTTTAGAAAGCAAGAGCTTGACCAAGGCGCCGCTCGCCTTGCTCAGGGCGATATTGACATTACAACCGACGCCGCTGGAAATCTATTTAGAGTGTCGAAAACAGGCGCTCCAACGACTGCCGTATACGGGCCAAGTGGCGAGCAATTCAAGAAAGAAGGGCAAAAGATTCCAACGGCGGTGACGGAAGAGTTTGTAAAGAATCAAGCCAATATCAATACAATTGATAACGCCATAAAGCTGGTGCAAGACAATCCTGGCGCAACAGGGCCGGTAACAGGAAGACTTCCGTCATCCATACGCGATCCATTGGCGGATCAAAAGAATGTTGAAACGCGTGGTGCCGTTGCTCGCATTGGAAGTTTACTCATTAAAGATATATCAGGCGCTACTGTTCCTGTTGCCGAGGTTCCGCGACTTGCGCCATTTATTCCTTTGCCAACGGATGATGATAAGACCATTCAAACCAAACTGAGTGGCTTGAAGCGTGAAATATTAAACATTGAAGAAGAGCGTAAGAAGCAGTACACAGCACAAGGTATGAATTACCCGACGATTAGGTATGAAGGTAGTCCTATGACATTACCTACACAACCCGTACCGAATATCATGCAGCAATACGGATTGACGCCAAGGAAGTAGTCATGACTAATATTGAACGCGTATCAGCAAACCTTCGTAAAATGTTTGAGCAAGGCGCCCATGGTTACAGCAGCCGGAAGCAATGCCCCCGCCAGTTCTGATGACATGGCGGCAACAGGATTTTGCTTTTGATATTGCTTAATACCTTCTCTTACCGCTTCAACATTGTCTTGATAAGAGCCTTTGGTAAATGCTGCCTTGACCGCGGCTTCTATTTCATCAGAAAAGCCAAATGACAAGCCCTGCATAAATGTGCGAAACGCGCCGGCTTCAACCTCACCAACGCCACGTTTCATTCGACCCATGGCGGCAAGATAACGCTGTGGTGTGTAACCTTCCATCCGAATATAGGATTCCATATCCGTTTGTGGCGCGCCTTGCTCAAACATTTTACGAAGGTTTGCTGATACGCGGTCAATATTAGTCATGAATACTTCCTTGGCGTCCATCCTTAT